AGAAGGGGCGCAATGGGGGCGGGCAAGCCTTAAATGGTCAGCACGAGCGCGCAGAGGATGACGAGCCTGAGCAACTGGTACATAACCGCTCCCGGCTTGGCCTTCGTTTCGCGCAGCGTGCCGATGAGTATGAAGTGTTCGAGCAGCGCGTATCCGAGGATCACCCACTGCTGCCAGACGAGTGCATCGAAGTTCATTCCTCTCCTCCCGCCTCTTCGACGAGGCCCACGAGGAACAGGGGCGCGTTGACGAACGCCCACCACGCGGCCAGACCATTGCCCAACGGGTGCATGCATGCGTCATGGGTCAACAGCCACGCCAGACAGCAGATGATGGAAACCACCAGCAACAGGCCGATCGTATACGGGTAACGCTTGAACATATCCGCCGCCTTATTTGGTCTGGACGAGCGTGTCCGCGCCGTCGGGGACGACGACGAGCTGATCCGCGTTGGACAGAGCGTCGATGTAATGCTGTTTGAGCACGTTGTCGGTCAGGCTCTCGTTGAGCACGGCGTTGGCGTCGGCCTCGCCCTGCGCCTTGATCTTCTTGGTCTCGGCCTCGGTCTTGGCGACCTGCTGCTCGTTGAGCACCTTCTGCTTGTCGATCTCGGCCGCTTGGGCCTCGTTGTATTTCTTGACGATGGCCTCGCCATAGCGCACGTCCTGCACGCTGACCTGTTCGACGGTCAGGCCGATCTTCTTCCACTTATCCGCCAGCGCATCCTGCACAGCCTTCGTGTATTCGCCTCGGTTGGTGAGCATCGTCAGGGTGTCGAATCGGCCGGACTGTTCGCGGGCCACGGAACGCAGATCGTTGCTGATGTAGTTCTGTGTGAACGTCTGCTGCTTGCCGTACTCGCTGTACAGGTATTCGGCCGCGCTCGGATCAAGGCTGTAGTTGACTTGGATGTCGATGTCGGCGGAAGCGCCGCTCTTGTCGTTGACGGTGACCTGCTTGCCGACCGCGCTGCCGCCGTCGTACTTGTAATCGGTGTCCTTGTAGAAGTTGATGAGGTTGTTACGGGTGTCGTATTTGACGATGCTCTGCCACGGCGTCTTCCAATGGAAGCCCGCGTCTTCGGAATGACCGGCCAGACTGCCGCCCATGTTGCGGATGACCGCGACCTCGCCCACGTCCACGGAGTACAGGCATGCGGGGATCAGCAGCAGCAATCCGACGAGGCCCGGAATGAGGCCGATGCCGGCCCCCTTGACGTTGTTGGACAGCGCGACGCCGGTGACGGCGGCGCTGAAGAGCAGCAGGATGATGGAGATGACGAACCAGATCATGAGGGTTCCTTTCAGAAGATAAGGTCCTTTCCCCGCCGCGTAGGCTTGAAGCTGCAAGACAAACAATCCGCTGCATGCGGGGAAAGGAAGAATTACAATGCGCAACGAATATCGAGTGGTGACTTTTTGTCAGAAAAGCAGTGAGTTCTTCGGGCCGGAGCCGGGGGCGGTGAGCTCCCAAACCGTGGACTTCCTAGGCTCGACGCCACAGCTTGCCGAGGCCATGGACGGCTGGGAGCCAATCGGGTTCCAGATGATCCCGGCCGGCGAGGTAACGTATCTGGCGATCATGTTGAAGTCCGAGAATCGCGCCCCGGATGATGCGAGCGGTCTGGAATGACGCCATTCTGGACGGTATCGGCTTTGAGTGTTCCAATGCGCACCCAATGGCCGGTACCGTCCGCGCCATCGCCATGTGTCTCGAACGCGACAGTGACCACAGGTTTCGGGCACTCGGGACGGACTATGCACGCTTGCAGTACGTTGCTGAGCGCGAACAGCAGGGACAGCACCACCATCAACACGCCACAGAGAACCAGCACGCCGGCGCAGACGATGAGGATACGGCGTATCAGCTTGTCGCTCATTTCACTACCTCCGGCACATATCCGCAGTGGGCACGCCAACAGCCGTCGGCCATGTCGTACAACCACGACGCCAAACGCTCGCCATCCGCCAGAGGGAGTGCGATGTGTCCCGCTCCCTCGCATTCCATGAACCGGATTATCGTGGAAGTCTCGGTGGCGCTCACGCCGATGCGCGGCAAGGCGTCGTCGGTCTTATCTCCGACCCAGTTGCGCCGAGTGCCGATCGCATTCGCCAAGACCGCCGCCTCGTCGCGGGACAGCAGGGCGATCGCGCCGCCAGTCCCCGTTCCCGTGAGGTCGCGCAGCCACAGACGGATACGCACGCCGTCCTCGGACACTTTCGGCTCGCACAGCAGCGGCCGGGTCGCTTTCTCCGGGTTCGCGAAGCGGATCGAGTTCTCGGCCTCCCAGTACCTGTCCTTCACCTTCATGACGCCACCTCTTCCGGCCGAGCGTCCACCGGCCACGGATCAAGGGTGCGGCCCATGAGGTAATCAACACTGGTGTTGAAAAAGTCAGCGAGCGCCTTGTAGTCCTTCGCGGAGAAGGGGCGAAGGCCGTTCTTCTTGTTGCTGTAGGTCTGTTCGAGCATTCCGATTCCAGCCGCGACTTCGCGCTGGGTTAGATGGCGAGCGCCTTCTAGCTGAGTCAGCCGCTCCGCAATAATGCTCACTTCTAAGCGTTTCTGATTATCGGTCATGGCTGCAACAATAGCACGACTAAGCATTTTTGCTTATCGGCGTGTCGTAAATTAAGCACTTTTGCTTATTTAAGCATTATTGCTTATAGTTAAGCATATGAACACAGCAGCAACGGCGACGACAATCGCCGACCCACAAGCAACGGCATTGCGCAATGTCGATTTGCTTATGCACCTTGAAGGTAAATACCGTAAAGACCTTGCGGTCTACCTAGGCCGCATCCCGCAAGTCATGTCGCGCATGATGAAGAGCGGAAGCACATGGTCGTTTAACGACATGTACCGCACCGCCGAATTTCTCGGCGTTCCGCTTGAAGTGCTGACTGACCCCACACTTTCCCCTGATAGAGCGCTCAGTATCATCGGCGAGCGCCGTAACGATAACGATGGGAATGGAGGTTTGCCTGTCGTCAACGTTGACGACTTCCGCCTACGATTCTCGCGGCTTAGTTTTGAGCCGTTTGGGATCATAACCCAGAGGTCCATGGTTCAAATCCATGCCCCGCTACCAACGCCTCAGGTTTCACATTGAAGAAACCTGAGGCTTTTTCTATATCCACCAGATTCCACAATGTCTTACCCGTGAATTTCTGGGACATACTCGACGTGGCTATCCCTAGAACCTTGGCTAAATCCTTCTGATTCACGCCGCGAAGAGCCATCGCAACCCGAATATTGCGCGTGACAATCGCCTGTAAATCATCTGCCTTGCCCGCTGCCGGCTCAGCCGCTCGCGGGGCTTCCATAACTGCTGTCATGCGAACAAGATTAGCATAAAGCGAATTTTCTACACTGACGACACGCAGAATTCTTGTTTAACGCACCACGCCGTGCTATAAAAGCTGCCATGAATGAATCTAGTTCGTTTCAGACGAATTTAGCTCGGAGAGTACGAGCGACACTAGCCGCACAAGGACATACCCAAAAGGATGCCGCCGATATGCTCGGTATCTCTGAATCCACCTTGTCGAACAAGCTGACCGGCAAGATTCGTTTCAACGATGCAGAAATCTTCAGCCTTTCCCATTGGCTCGGCGTCCCCAGCGACGCCCTCCTGGGCCTCAAGCCTTTGGAGGTGGCGTGATGGCGAACATTCGTCGAATGTATCTTCGAGCCGAGATGTCGGATGGTGACACGGTGGAGCTTCTGAACTTCACAGTCGGTAGCGACGGCAAGGTTCAGAAGCTGGATGAATCATCATTGGATACTTTGCTGGACACCCCTGAAGTGGCGAAGATGTGGGGCAACGCCTTCTGCTCCATGGGCGGCGCGTTGCTCGCTTCCGTTTCGCTCTATGAGGGGATGACCTCATGATCGCACGTCAGGAAGTGATTTGCAGGAAGGCTTGTGCCGTGCCACTTGCGACTTGTTTTGCTGCTTCGGCAAGCAACGCCGCGACGAAAGGCTTAACTGCAGCACTCTTGAGCTTTTCCCAGATTCCGGGCTTGCTTGTTTGGGTTTCGGCTACGTATAGGAGGCCGAATAGTTTCTGTATCGCTTCCCTCAGCTCGAAGTCGTTGCCTGCTGCGTATTCGTCAAGATTCCGTCGCGCTTCATATGTGAGCCTCATGATGAAGAGTCGCAAATCATCGGGAAGAGTGTCATCTTCCCTCACCGCCTTGATGGCTTCGTCGAGGAAGTCCCCGACCGATTGGATATTGTCTGGCGACGGTTTCATGGGTAGCGCCGGCGTTTTGTCCGCAATCGTTTCCAATGCCTGCCGTTGTGCCGCGTCCAGCGTGAGCTCCCGGCGTGGCTTCATGTCAAAACTGACCAGGGCACCATTCCCTTGTGCGTTGGCGTATGACGCCCATAGTTTCTCCCAGATTCCGGGCATGACACTTTTAGCCGTATCTAGTCGTCTGACGTTCATGCTTAGCAGGTCGTTGAGGCACGTTTCAGTATCGTGCATCTGCCCGAACGCCTTGGAGATGTTGTCGTCGAACCCGTCTTCCCGCTCTTCGCAGTTGAAGAACTGGAGCATGTATTCGGCGGGATTATCCATTGATTCTTCCTTCCTTCGTTCGTTCGTCATGTGGCTTGGTTCTTCCTTTTCAAGCCTACGTCGGGGGAAGGAACCCTTTTTAATCATTCGACCGATGGAGGTTTGCCGTGGATACGCATATTCGGGTCTCGCTTAATCAGGACTACCGGTTTTCCGTGGAAATACTGAATTTTCATGGTCCCGGCGTGCATTTGGAAGTGCTGCTGGATACCGCTGATTTGTTCCAGTGGCAGGACGCGCTCAATGAGGCGTGGGAGGAGTACGCAGGTGTCAGTGTTTGATCCTGAGTCCAGCGGGAACCGTTTCAGCGCGGAGTTCAAGCTGACCGGCGATGGCGGCAGCCCCTACGAGTTCGGTATTCGGTTCAGTGTCGATGGGGATTACTTCGCGTTGGGCGGTTTGAGTATGGGCGACATGGTGCGTATCAACCGCGAGTTCGCCAGGGTGATCCGGGAGGCGAAGCATGCACGGGTTGTATAAGCGGTTCCTGTTGTTCTGCGCGGTGTTCGTCGCCCTGATTTTCGCTGTGGTGGGTTTCTGGCTGTTGTTGGGCGTGACGTGTTCGTGTGCCGTGCTGGTGCTGGCGGATATGCCGGAGCGCCTGTCCGGCCGGTTGAATCGAGGTCTGGATGTTTAGGAAGTGCTGTCAGTCGGTGCTGCTGGTGTTGGCGGCTTCGTGGGTGTTGCTCGGGTGGGGCGTGACGGTGTGCGCCATCCGTTTTGGCGAGTGGCTGAGGGGGGTGAATGATGCCGAACGGTGAACTGGGTTATGTGTTCAAGAGCGCGGTGACCGCGAACGGCTGTCTGATGCTGTGCATCACGCCGCACGCGCGGCGTCGCGACTTCCATTCGAAGGTGTACGTGTTCACGGCCGACGAGGTGCGCGCGTTGATCGAGGCGCTGGCCGTGATGCCGGACGGCCCCGAGTAGATTATTCGGTTTTCACCGGGGTATTCGCCGGTATTCTTTCGTATTTTCCGCGTGCCCGACGCTATTCGGGCCATCGAGAATGTAACGCCGTTGATGCCCCGTATGGCTAGGGCTAGGCATACCTAGGCGCGCTGTGGTGGCGCGAGGTCAGCCGCATTGCAACTGCGGTATTAGCGAGACTAAGAGGTTGCCACCGACCCTATCCAGCCGCTGGTAAAGGCGGAATCGGGCAGCATCACCACGCATCGCGTGGGGCTGGATTTGGGGACCATTCCCGGCAGGCTTCGGCCTGCTCTTGCAATCGACGGCCGACCGACCGAAAGCGAGACCCACGTGAGGATTTTCGGCCGAGATTATGCGTCGCGCGTCTCGGCCGAGAATCTTCGGGTCTTGACCTCTCCAGCACTCCCTCCCAAAAGGGACATGAGAAACCAACGTAAGGGGTACGGATTATGAGCAGAGCAACGTTCGAGATGAATCTGAAGGACGCGGCCATCCGGTTGCTTCCGAAGCTCAACGAGTTCATCGAATCACGGAAGACCACGGAATCGTTCGCGGTGACCATCGAGCAGATCGCACGCTGGGCCGGACTAACCAGACGTAACGGGCGCATCGACGACAACCAGGCGTTCCATATGATGCAGTTGGCGCAATGCCCCGTCTCGAAGACCCGCAAGTACGGGATGCGCTGCTGGGATGCGCGCGAGGCCATGCAGGCGTTGGCCCGGTGGACCGGCTCGTGGGCTTGGGTGGTGGACTGATGGCGCGAACGAATCCGAGCCTTGCCGAGGCGTTGAGCCCTTGGTCTGCTCCGCATGACGCGGCCGAACTGCTGGAGGGCTTCAGGCTGTCCATCAACGCCCTTGCCGACGAACAGCATACGGGGTTGCCCGATTCGATGCGCGTGTTGAAGGTCCTGCACCTGCGCAACGACATAGAACTGGCCGCATTGGGCGGCGACTGGCCGGCCATGGGAGTGCGTCGTCTGGGCGGCGCGTGGACGTTGGACGCACGCCAGTTCGATTTGTGGGCGCAGGGGCAGGTAAGCGTATTCAGGCGCAGGGCCGAGGCGGCTCAGCCGACCGTGCAGATGCAGTCTCGCATGAGTTTGCTCTAGGAGGGATGATGGGGTATTTGACGACGGCCGAGGTGGCCGAACTGTTGCATGTGAAGCCGGATACGGTGCGCAAGTGGCGGCAGGAAGTGGGCAAGGGGCCGCGTTGGACGCGCTGGCCGGGCACGAGGCTGGTCCGGTACGAGAGCGCCGAGGTGGAAAGGTGGCGCCATGCCGGGCAGAAGGGATAGGCAACGTGTGCCGCCAGCCGTCTCGGCCGAGGTCATCGAGCGGTGGGGCAACGACTGCTGGCTGGGGATGCCCGGCTGCACGAACCACAGCGACACCACGGACCACATCGTGCCGCATATCGCGGGCGGGCCCACCGTGCCGGCGAACCTTCGCCGCGCGTGCAAGCACTGCAACTCGCTTCGGGGCGACCGGACGCTTAACGGGTATGGCGCGCTTATCCACGCGGTCATCGGCCCTCCGGCTGGCGGTAAGTCAACGTATGTTGACATGCACCGGCAACCGGGGGCCGTGGTGCTGGACTTCGACGCACTGGCCAAGGCCATGATGCCGGGCTCGGACGCCGAGCACGTCACCGTGGAATGGGTGAGGCGTATGGCATCGGGGGCATGGTACGGGGCCTACCGGCACATGGTGCGTGTCACGGAACCGGTGGAGCTGTGGCTGGTGAAGACCCTGCCCTTCACGCCGCGAAGCCCTCGGCTGCTGGACGAGTGGATCGCCCTGAACTATGACATCACGGTCTGCGACCCCGGCAAGCAGGAGGTGATGGACAGGCTCAGGGCGCGAGGCATGGACGTTGGTAAACGGTTGCAGGCCGGCGTGCTCCAGTGGTACCGGCAGGGCATCACTCAGACCGGCATCGATGCGAGGCTCAAGGCTCGCAGGTCAAGGCTCGCGGCCCTCGGGCTCGCCAACGGACCCGATGCCGGCCCGATCGGCTCGCAACCGGCGCGGCCGGCATGGTGACCGTCGTTTTTTTTGAGAAGCGAAGCGAAGGAACACCCCGCGCCCACCGTTTTTGGTTCCCCACAAAACAATAAAAAAAGCCCGAAAATAGGGACGGCACCCCAAAATCAGGCTATGAAAATGCTTCAAACAGGGAATATACACCATTACTGTGATTGGAGCAATTTCTCATGACAGGTTTCGAGGGCTTGGAGAACGCGGGACTGATCGAAGGACCGCAGGAAAAGGCCACACGGGAGTTCATCAAGGAGTACCGGGACGGCAAGGCCGAGAACCCGATGGCCGACTTCATCTATTCATCGATGCTGAGCATCGCCCGCAACATCGACGTGCAGAACGCGCGCGGCCGCGAGATAAGCCGCAACATGACCAGTCTTCTGGGCTATATCCAACAGCTCGAGGGCATGTACGACACGATGGACGACGACCCCGAAATCACCGAACTGCTGGGCAAGGCGGCGCGATGAACCACGACCAGCCGCCATCCTTGCAACCGCGCCACGCGACCGCGCGTAACCAGGAACGCGCCACCGACGGCGCTCTCGTGGCCAGGTTCAGCGAACTGCTGGGCAAGCCACTCATCCCGTGGCAACGCCAGGTCATCGATGTCATCAGCGAGATCGACCCGTCCACCGGCACCTACTGGTACGACGAACTCGTACTCACCGTCCAACGACAGGCGGGCAAGACCACCATCACCAAAAGCTACGACGTGCGCAACTCGTTGTGGGGGCCGGACCGCAAGACCTGGTATCTCGCCCAGACCGGCAAGGACGCCAACGACCAGTTTCGCGATTTCGTCAAATCATGGCGCAAATCGAGACTGCGGAAACTCGCCAAACCACCCCGCCTGAGCAACGGCAGCATGGCCTTGGAGTTCAAGAACGGCAGCCAGCTGAGGCCGGGCGGCGCGACCGAGGCGGCCGGCCACGGCGTGCAGGGCGACCTGATCAACGTGGACGAGGTATGGAGCCTGTCAAAACAACAGGCAAAGAACCTCAAGGACGGTTTCATCCCCACGACCACCACGCGCCTGAAGCTCACCGGCGTGAGACCGCAGATATGGTGGACGAGCACGGAGGGCAACGCCAGCAGCGAGTATTTCAACGACCGCCTGGACAGGCTGAGGGCCGGCGATATCCCCGACCGTACCGCGTTCTTTGATTTCGGCATACCGTTCGATGCCGACCCGGAGGATCTCGAAACCATATGGCGATATCACCCGGGGGCCGGTTATTTGTTCGATTTCGACCAATTGGCCGGGTTCCGCCGTCAGTTCGACGACGACGCGGAGGGTTGGGCGAGGGCGTTCGGCAACATCCGCGACGCCGGCAGCACAGACAGGGCCATCGACTCCCTGCTGTGGGCCGACACCATGGACGAGCCGGTCACGCCGGAGCATGGGATGCGCGTGTGCTTCGGCGTGGGCGTGCCCCTGGACGCGACCCACACGGTGATAGCCGCCTGCATCGGCGTTGGCGGGGGACTGCCGCCGCTCGTGCAGATCGTTGACGACCTGCCGGGCACCGGCGAATCGCCCGCGAGACTGCTGGCCCTCCAAAACGACTACAGGGCACCGGTATGCATCGACCCGCGCGGCCCCTCCGCCGCCTTGGCCGATGTGCTCGCCAATGCCCATGACCCGCACACGTTCGAGCGCGTCTACCGGCTGTCGGACATGAGGGCGGCAGATGCGGTGACGGCCCCGCAATCGTTCGTAAGCGCGTTGGAGCAACATAATCTCACGCACGCCTCGGACAGGCTGGCCGACGAGCAGGTGTGCAGGGCCACGAAACGCAAGAGCGGCGACGCATGGCTGTGGAACCGTTCGGCCGGCGACGTGAGCGCGTTGGAGGCCATGACGATGGCCTACTGGGGATACATGCACCTGCCCGAATGGGAGGCCGACGATATCCAGGTCTTCTGACGACATGCCGCTGGATGCCGCCCAATGCCGCTGGATGCCGCATCGTCATGGACAGAACCGGCCGCGCCGGTGCATGGTTGGGGCCATGAATCTCGTGGAACGCCTGCTCAACCGGATGGCACCGGCCTACCGCGCGGCCACCGGACCGGAAGGCCCGCTGACGACCCCGCCGGCCCGTACCCCGGCCGACCGCGACGTGCTGCACTACAGCACCGTGTTTCGCGCCGTCCAGATTCTGGAGACCAGCATCGCGGGGCTGCCCCTTCGTCAGTTGCGCGATGGCGTGGAGGTCGTGCCCCAACTGCCGATAATCTCCCGCCCCGACCCCAACCGTCATCGCAGCGAGTTCGTCCGTCTGACCGTGGGCGACATGGTGGTGCGGGGCGAGGCGTTCTGGCTGAAATTGAGAGGCCTGGACGGCACCGTGAAAGGTCTGCGCGTGCTGCCCGCCTCGTTGGTGAGCATCACGGACCTGAGCGGCGACCCCGCGAACCCGTGGAAGCAATACGGGTACATGGGCAACGTCTACCGCGATGAAGATATCCTTCACCTGCCGTTCGTGAGCATTCCCGGCAGACTGCATGGACTGGGACCCGTGGAGGCCGGCCGTGCGGAAATCAACGGTGCCATGGACGCGAGGGATGCGAAGGCCATGTGGTTCGACGAACCCGCCCAGCCGTCCGGCATCCTCTCCACGGACAAGATGATCAACGACGAAATCGCCACCAACACCAAGCAACGGTTCGAGAAGAACATGAAGGGCGTCAAGGTCATCGGCGGGGGCATGACCTACACGCCGTTGCTGCTCAGCCCGTCCGACATGCAGTATCTGGAAACCCAGAAATTCGACACCACCCTGCTTTCCCGACTGTTCGGCATCCCGCCCAAGCTCATGCTCGCCGAATCCGGTTCGAGCCTGACCTACAGCAACGTGGAACAGGAATGGAGCCAGTTCGCTGACTTCACCCTCAACGCCTACGTGCAGCCGATGAAGGACGCGCTGAGCATGGTGATACCACGCGGCCAGACCATCGATTTCGGCTGGGACTCGTTCCGCCGTTCGGACACGAAAACCCGCATGGAGACCTACAAGATCGCTATCGAGGCCGGCGTGATGACCGTGGACGAAGCCCGCTCAAGGGAGAACATGCCCCCGCTCGGAGGCTCACAGGAAGGAACAAACACCGATGAAGCATGAAATCGGATTCAAGGGGCGAATGCTCGCCCGCTCCGAGGACGACGGTGACGGGCGCACCATCGAGGGCGTGGCCGTGCCGTTCGGCGACGTCATCGACGTGTGGGGCGAACGCGAGACCTTCGACCCCGACACCGTCTTCGAGGGGCTCGACTCCGCGAAGCTCTACTACCAGCACGACACCCTTATCGGCTCCATCACATCCGGCGAGAACCGCGAGGACGGCCTGCACATCACCGCGCGCATCGCGGACACCCAGCAGGGGCGCGACGCCGTGGCCCTGCTGGACGAGGGGGCCCTTGATTCGCTCAGTGTGGGCTTCGTTCCCATCGAGGACCGGAAGGACAAGGACGGCGTGACCCATCGCAGGAAGGTCCGGCTCTTGGAGACCAGCCTCGTGAGCTGGCCGGCCTATGAAAACGCGAAACTCACCAACCATCGCAACAACAATCAGGAGGAAACCCCAATGACCGAACAGGCCGAGAAATGGACCGAAGCCCTGGCCAAGCTCACCAACCGCCAGGACGAACAGGCCGAGATTCTGCGCGGCATCGAGACCACGCTGACCAGCCGTCTCAATCAGCAGCGCGGCACGTCGCCGCTGGGCGAATACCACAGCCAGGGCGAACTGCTCAAGGCGCTGGTGTCCGACGACACCGGCAAGGCCGAAGCGGCTCGGGAAGCCTACAATGCGCTGTTGTCCCGTGACTACACCGGTTCCGTAGTGGCGGACGCCGACCCGCAACCCACCTGGATCGCCGACCGCATCCGCATTCTGGAGCAGAAACGCAAGATCGCCACGCTGCTCACCCATCAGCCCCTGCCGGCGGAGGGAATGAGCATGAGCTATCTCGTGCTCAAATCCGACACGCACACCGTCGCCAAGCAGGCGAAGGAAGGCGACTCGCTGCCCTTCGGCAAGGTCACGTTCGGCGACGAATCCGCCGTCATCGACACATACGGCGGGGACCGCGAGCCGGCCAGCGCATCGAACGCATGCCCGTGGGGGACGTGAGCTTCGAGATGCGTTGCCTGACCGCGGCCTACGCCCGCGCCACCGAGAACGCGGCCCGAACCGCGCTCTACGGTTCCATCGAAGCCATTGGCGACACGGACAAACTGGCCGTGGGAAAGACCGCCGATGCTCTGAAGCCCAACGACTGGATCGATCTCATCATCGACGCATCGGCCAAGTTCGACGACGTGAACGCAACCCTGGACTACATCGGCGTGAGCCCGGACGTGTTCAAGGCCATCGCGCACCTGACCGACGAGGGCAACCGTTTCCTGGACGTCTCCGGCCAAGGCTCGGACACGCTCGGCTCGCTCGACCCGGCATCAATCAGCGGCCGACTGCTCCGCCAGGACGTGCGTATGCTCGATGGCGCGCCGAACGGCACCGTGGTGTTCATGGACAAGAGCGCCGTGACCATGTGGGAGTCCAACGGCTCCCCGTTCCAGCTCCAGGCCGACAACATCATCAACCTGACCCGCCAGTTCAGCGTCTACGGCTACGCCGCGTTCGGCACCACGTTCAAGCAGGGCATCCTGCCCGTCAAGTTCGCCGCCGCCTGACCATGAGCGACACCGAACAGGACCCGCTCACCAGCAGACTGGCCTATCTCGCCGGGACCATGGACGATGACGACAGGCCCACGCTATCGGACATGCTGAAGACCGCGCGCGCATACCTCGCCCCACACATCGCCGGCTACACACTGGCCCAACCACTGCTCGATGACGTGGTGCTTGGCATCTCCCTCGATCTATGGCAGGCGAAGGACGCGCGCAACGGCATCGTCGGCCTGACCGTGGACGGCGTGGAACCGTTCAGAATCAGCACCGACCCGATGCGCAGCGCATGGCCGAAACTGCGCGCCGCCGGCATACCCGCCGGCATGGGGGTGTCATGAGCGACTACGACAACACGGTCGCCGAACTGACCGAAAAGCTCACGGGGCTCGGCGGCATCGTCACACAGGTGACCGACGATCCCACGCTGGTCAAACCCTCACCGGGCAAGGCCAGCATCTGGATAGAACCACCTGATTTCACATGGGAGGGATGGCACCCCTACCCGCCGGAAATCACCATCAAGCTCATGGTCACGGCCGGCACCCCCACCACCCAGCAGAAGGCCATCCCCCTCATCATGCAGGTGCTCGAACTCATGCACCAGGAGAACCTGCCCCTGCGCAGCGCCACCGCCTCAGGCTTCAACCTCGCCGACGCGGGCACGCTCGCCGCATACGAAGTCACTTTGAACGCCATCTAACACGAAAGGAAACAACCATGGCAGACAAGATTCGCACCCTGGGACCGGGAAGCCTGGTCATCGGTGCCGCCGACGACCAGCGCAGGCTCGACGTGGACTGCACGAGCGTGGAGCTCGCCCCCGACAATTCCAGCGAGGACCCCGACACCTACCTTGATGGGCACGAGGAAGGCGGGGAGCTCACCTCCACCTGGAAGCTGTCGGGCAGCATCGGCGAGGACTACAGCATGGAGGGCGCGCAGGTGTGGTGTCTGAACCACGCCGGAGAGCGGAAGACCGCCAAGTTCATACCGAACAACAAGGGCTCCCTCCAACTGGACATGACCGTGACCATCGCGCCCATCGCGTTCGGCGGCGACGTGAAGACCCGCAACAAGAAGGACTTCGAGTTCTCGGCCACCAACGTGAAGGCCAGCGCCTACACGGCCACGGCCAGCGCGTGATGGCCGACAAGGCGTTGTACGTGGTCGGCCAGAAACGGTTCGTGGCCACGATGCGCAAGGCCGGCGCCGACCTCAAACAGCTCAAGGAGGTCAACCGGCAGGCGGCGGGCGTCGCACTGCCGGCGGTCAAGGCACTCGCCCGGCCCGGCAGGCCGGGCCGCCTGGCCGGCAGCGTGCGAATCGGCGCGACCCAGAAGGCCGGCATCATCCGCGCCGGCCGCAAATCGGTGCCCTACGCAGGAGTCATCAACTACGGCTGGCCCCGACGCCGCATCGTCGGACGCCAGTTCGTCAACAGTGGTGTCGCCTCCACCGAACCACAGTGGACGCGCCTCTACAAGCAGTACGTCGACAAGACATTGGAACAGATCAAGGGAGCATAACCCATGCGCAACATCGCGAAAGTCACCTACACCGACGGCCACACCAGCGAGGCCCCGCTCACCCCGCGCGTCATCACCTCATGCGAGGAACACGCGCAGAAGGAGGGGTGGGCCGCCGGCGACGGCAGCCGAATCCGCCAGTCCTACTACATGGCGTACCTCGCGATGAGGTTCGCCGGCAACACGTCCAAACCATACGACCAGTGGCTCGACGACGTGGACGACATCGACGTGGAGACCCCGGAAAACCCTACCGAATAGGCGAGTGGCCCGACGACTCGCTCGGCAAGCTCAGCGTCATCCTCGCCCACCACTTCGGCGGCACGCCGTGGGCATGGCGCAACGAGGCCAGCGAACTGGACTGGGGCACCGCGATAGGACTGCTCGAACAGGAGATGGAACGCATGGAGGAGGCGGAACATGGCGCGTAGCGCGATCATGTCGGTGAGAATCACCGGCAACAGCGACGACGCCGTGAAGGCGTTCAGCAAGGTCACCGGCAAAGCCGCCGCCTTCGGCAGCTTCATGGGCGGCATGGCCGTCAAGGGCGTGACCGCCCTGTGGGACAAGCTCAAGGGCTTCAGCGCCGCCGTCGTGGACATGAGCGACAGCACCGACAAGTTCAAGCAGACCATGGGCTTCGCCGGACTGGACACCACCGCCATAGACCAGGCCACCAAGGCCACCCGAGATTACGCGGACCGCACGGTCTACGACCTCACGACCGTGCAGAACACCACCGCCCAGCTCGCCGCCAACGGCGTCAAGGACTACGTGGGCCTGACCGAGGCGGCAGGCAACCTGAACGCCGTGGCAGGCGGCAACGCCGACACGTTCAAAAGCGTGGCCATGGTCATGACCCAGACCGCCGGAGCCGGCAAGCTCACGACGGAGAACTGGAACCAGCTGACCGACGCCATCCCCGGCGCGGCCGGCCGGCTCCAGGAATCCATGCTCAAGGCCGGCGCGTACACCGGCAATTTCAGGGACGCCATGGAGAAGGGCGAGATCACGGCGGACGAGTTCTCCGCCGCGATCATGGACCTCGGCATGAGCGACGTCGCCAAAGAGGCCGTGACCAGCACCTCCACCATGGAGGGAGCCATGGGCAACCTCGAGGCCGCCGTGGTCGGCGGCCTGACCGATGCGTTCAACCTGTTCAAACCGACGGTCACCTCCGCCATGAGCGTCGCCGCCGACAAAATCAGCGCGTTCAGCGGCAAGGCGACCACCGGCCTGCAAGGCGTCATCAAACTCGTGCGCGACGGCGACTTCAGCGCGGAACTGCGCGACGCGTTCAACGTAGAGGAGGACAGCCCCGTCGTGGACTTCCTGCTCACCATCCGGGATACCGCCGCCAGCACGTTCGACACCGCGAAACAGAAGGTCTCCGATTTCCTCACCGCGTTCCAGAACACCGGCCCCGCACAGGCCGCCAGCGATATCTTCGCCGCCGTCTGGGAGTCATGCAAAAGCCTCGCCGGAGCCGCCGGCGACCTCATCGGCCAGTTCACGGCCCCGCCCCA